TTCATCGACGCGCACGTGGACAACGACGAGACCCCGCAGGAGTTGCCGCAGTGACGGAACAGAAGGGAACGGAGGGAACGAAGATGAATCTGGAAAACAGGAAGGCAGGAACAGAAGCAAACAGGGGAAACGAAGACGTGAAACCACCTAAATTCATCTGGGCTGATTTTGACCCAGGCCGCATCGAGGCATACAGGAGCCTAGACCTGCCGCATCCCCCTTCGGTCCGGTGGGCGTTTTACAACACGAAGGCGCAACAACGGTTTGAACGCCCGGACTTGCGCCCGCTCAAGCTGCGGGTGGTCTTGGTGGAGCCGCTTCCTGATTTCCTGCCTTCCAGATTCAAATGCCCATGAGTGTGAACCCTGAGACGGAGGTGCCCAAGCAGCGGTGGGGGACGGTGCCCACGGCGGAGGCGACGGCGGCGTGGCCGGCGCGGAACGGACCCGCCCCGTGGCGCAACGGCGACGCCGCGCTGGTGGCCAATTGGGTGTGGCGCCAGACCGACGCCACGATTGAGCGGTGGGTCGCGGATCGCACCACGCAGTATCACGCGGCGTGGTCGGCCGGGCCGTCGGCGGAACTGGAACGCGAGGCCATGCTGGATCTGGTCTGCTGGCAACGGCAGATCGCCAACCCCTCGGCGTGCCTGCATTGGCTAAGGGAATGGGAACGGGTGGTCGGAGACGCGGAGAGGGGAAGACGCGGAGACGCGGAGACGGCAAAGCAAAGGAAAACCAAATGAACAGCGAAGACGTTAAGACGCGAAGTGAATGGGTGTATTGGTGCAATGGTTGTTCCGTGCGGCGCGTTGAGTCGCCCAGCCTGCTTTGCTCCTACTGCAAACTCGAAATCGATCTGGCCGCGGCCAACAAGCGCATCCGCCGGCTGGAGGAGGCGGGGGATGCGTTATTCCAGCAATTTCACCACCCGACGTTACAAACTCACCAATGGACCAAAGCCAAGGAGGCAAAAGCATGAGCGACACACCAAAAAAAGAGCCGGTCATGGAAGCCGGGCAACTGACCTATGGGCAGGAAAACGACTGCTGCGACGACAGCACGATTGGCCAATACATCGAAATCGAATCTCACGACGGAGGCGCTGGAAAATACTTCACGATCAAAACCGAGCGTTGGGCATTTGATAACGCGAAACAGTTGGTTGCGATGATCGAAGACGCGGAACGGAGGTTGAAATGAGCGACACACCAACACCGAGGACGAATGGAATCCGTCAAACCATCGCTATTGGAGACTTCATGAATCCGGGAGACGGATTGAAGCTGGCACTGGACCACGCCGATCAACTCGAAATCGATCTGGCCGCGGCCAACAAGCGCATCCGCCGGCTGGTGGAGGCGGGGGATGAAATTGCCTTCCGCCTTCGTGAATCCGTATTCACCGAAGACGTGGTTGCGATTGAAGAATGGGACCATGCCAAGCTGTGACGTTCCCGCTTCGCGCCTTTGCGCCTCCGCTGTTCCATCCCGATTTGCCTGACCATGTTTGAGCAGGAGCCACAACATCCGCTGTTTGCGTTGCCGACGGAGCGGCAGGCGCGGGCGATCTTGCGGAATCACGGGGAGCGGGGGCTGGGCGATTTCCTGAGCCGGCGCCGGCAGGCGATTGCGGACGCGGAACGGGACCCGCTCCAGTTCCTGCCGCCCATGAAGTCGTGGAAGCTCACGCGGCGCGTGGTGCGGCGGTATCGGCCCAAGTTGCTGGTGTTGCTCGGGGGCAATCGGTCGGGCAAGTCGTTCTACTGCGCCTATCATCTGGTGCTGGAAATGCTGTCGCAGGACGCGGGCAGCGATGCCCGGTTCCTCGTGGGGTCGGAGACGGAGCGGAGCAGCATCGAGACGGCGCAGCAACTGGTGTGGCGTTTCCTGCCGCCGGACCTGAAGGCGTTGAACGGCCGGCGCGATCCGCGGCGCGTGTTCAGCATCGGTTACGATCCGAAGAACGGGTTCGCCGACCGCATCCTGGTGCTGCCGAGCGGGGTGAAGCTGCTGTTCGCCACGTATCGCGGCGACCCGGCGGAGTTCGAGGGGTTCGAGTTCGGCGCCCGCGAGGGTTACGGCGTGGCGTGGTGGCTCGACGAGAACGCGCCGATCCCGTGGCTGACCATGCTGCGGCGGCGCGGTGAGTATCGGCCCGGCTACGGCGTGTGGAGCTTCACGCCGATCAACGGCATCACGCCGGCGATCAAGGAGGCGGTGGGCACGGGCAAGATTCTGCGGACGAAGGTGGCGAAGATCCTGCCGCAGAACCAAGTGCTGGTCGAAGGGTGCCGGCCGGGGCGCGTGCCGCTGGTGCAGGCCGGGGCCATCCAGCGCACGCGGGTGGTTTACTTCCACTCGGACATGACGGTGTTCGGCAGCGGCGGCGAGACCTACGGGCAGCAGGTGGCGCGGGCGGTTGAGGGCAAGCCGCGGGATTACGTGCTGCGAATCTTCTACGGGTTCACCAAGGACGTGATGGGGCTCCAGTTCCCGACGTTCAACCGCAACGTGCATGTCGTGCGCGAGCGCGAGCTGCCGGCGGAGGGGACGAACTACCTGTTCATCGACCCGGCCGGGGCGCGCAACTGGTTCCTGCTCTACGTGCGCGTGGCGCCGGGCAATCCGCGCCGGCTGTTCATCTGGAAGGATTGGCCCGACTGCCAGACCTACGGCGAGTGGGCGGTGCCGACGGAACGCAAGGTGACGCAGGATTCCCGGCACGGCTGGGATGGCGACGCGGGCCCGGCGCAGATGAACCTGGGCTATGGCGTGACCCGCTACAAACGGCTGCTGAAGGAGCTGGAGACGATTCCGTTGGAGCTGGGCGCGGACGGGGAATGGAAGGCGCAGGACCCGATGGCGAGGCGGTTGTTGGACGAGGCCATGGCCAAAGGCGGAATGAAGAAGGAAGAAGGCAGAATGAAGTGGGGACGGGAGGAAGTTGCGGAGGTGCGGAAGCGGGGGGTGGTGGTGCGGTATCCGATCCAACTGCGGAAGATTGACCCGCGGGCGGCGATGAATCCGCAGGCGGCCGAGAAGGGCGGCACGAACCTGATCGAGCTGTTCGCGGCGAAGCAGGAGGAGCGCGGCCAGGTGCATGAGGGCGTGGACCTGATTCCCGCCTACACGGGCCGGGGCGATGACAACGGCGTGACGGCCGTGCATGACCTGCTGAGTTTCGACGAGCAGCAGCCGCTGTGCGCGGTGGTGAATGAACCGAGGCTCTGCGTGAGCGACGCGGCGCAGCAGGTGATGTGGATGTTCGAGAATTTCACCGGGCGCGGCGGCGAGGACGGCGCGTGCAAGGACCCGGCGGACCTCGTGCGTTACGTGGCGCAGGACGACGAGCTGGTGCATGTCACGCCGGGGATGTTCCGGGCGAAGGCGGGTTACGCTTATTGAATTTGAAAGGCAGGAAAGCAGGAAGACATGAGCACAGGGCAGCAGTTTCTTTTGAACGGCCAGATTGACGCGGCACCGGAGATTGGTGGCTTTGGCCACTTTGAGCGGGTGGAGCGAGGCAAGGATGAATGGCTTACTCCGCCAGGAATAATCCGCGCGCTGGGATCATTTGATTTGGACCCGTGCGCACCGCGGGTTCGCCCCTGGGAAATGGCCGCCCGCCATTACACTTTCGAGGACAACGGGTTGTTGAAGCCGTGGGAGGGCCGGGTTTGGTGCAATCCGCCGTATGGCGACGAGACCTGCAAATGGTTGGCGCGGTGTCACGACCACGGAAACGCAATCGCACTTACCTTTGCTCGCACAGAGACCCGCATGTTTCACGATTACGTATGGCAGGCGGCCACCGCAGTCTTCTTCTTCAAAGGCCGGCTTACCTTTTACCACGTCACCGGCGAGCCCGGAAACACAAGTCCGGCGCCAAGCTGCCTTATAGCTTTTGGGGCAGAGAATGTAATGGCAATCCGGGCAAGCGGCCTTCCGGGGCGGTTGGTAGTTTTGTGAGCAAACATCTAGGAGCAGAACACAAAGACACTATGGACGAGATCAGCAGGAAGACGTGGATGGGGTTGCCGGCGTGGGTGCCGTTGGAAACGGTGTGCCGGTTCACGGGGCTGTATAAAACAGACATCCGGGCGCTGGTGGACGTGGGCCGGCTTCGGACGCTGAAGGTGGGGCGCACCGGGAAACGGGTGCGCTATTGCAAGGTGGATGTGGGGGAACTGTGCGGGTATCAGCAGTGACCGGCATGGGATTAACAGCGAAGACGCGAAGACGCGAAGGAAGGCAAAGCCATGACGTTCCCCGCTTCGCGCCTTCGCGCCTTCGCTGTTCAACTTGCCTTTCGGCGATCAATCCTTAGCTTTCCGCCAGACCTTGCCGGAGTCGGGGCCGCCAGATGCCAGCGCAGCGCAAGGCCATGACATCAACCGACCACGATGACGGGTCACCCTCCGTGGTGCTCGATCCCGACCAGCCACGGCTGGCGGACCTCACGCAGACCTTCCAGCGGTGCTCGCCCAGCGGCGGCGCCTTCAACCGGCTTTACGACGCGGAACGCATCCGGTTCGCCCTGTGGGAGAACCAGTCCCGCGACTGTCGCAAGCACAGTGCGGGCGACTTCAAGGCAATGCCGTGGGAGGGCGCCAGTGACCAGCGCGTGTTGCTGGCCGACGACATCATCGCCGACGACGTGGACATCCTGGTGAACGCCTTCTGGCGTTCGCTCACGAAGGCCGAGGGCACGCAGGTGCGCGACGCCGCCGCCGCCGCCGTGGCGAGCCGCATGATTTACTGGATGGTGCGGACCAAGCTCAACGAATCGCTGCAACGCGAGGTGGAGCTGGCCGCGCAATACCAGCGCACCTACGGCTGGGTGGTGGTGCAAGTCGGCTGGGACCGCCGGCTGGGCAAACGCAAGGTGAAGCTCAGCTTCAACGACGCCGCAAGCCTCGCGCCCGACTTGGCCGTGCTGGTGGCGGACCCGATGCAGGACGAACTGTCGGCCGAACTGTTGCGGCAGGTGTATGCGCAGCGCGTGGCCGCGGAACTCGACGGCATGGAACTGGAACGGATGCCCGAGCTTTCGATGACCGAGGCCAAGGCGCTGGTCAAAACCCTGCGGGCCGGCGAAGCCATCGAGCTGGCCGTGCCGGCGCTGATGCGGAACCAACCGCTGATCCGGGCGCTGCAACCGTGGCGCGACGTGTTTGTGCCCGACGAGCAGGGCGACACGTCCACCGGCCAGGTGTTCGTGCGCGAACGGCTGGCCGAGGACGAACTGCGGGCCAAGGAATACACCGACGGCTGGGACCACGAATGGATCGAACAGGCGTGGGCGAGCCGGGGCAAATACTCGACGTGGACCGACGAGGCCGACAAGGGCCGCGCCCGCGTGCATGAGACCGATTACGTGGCCGACACCGAAGACGGCGTGAACCTGGTCGAAGTCATCACCGCCTACACCACCCGGCTCGACGAGTATGGGGTGCCGGGCGTTTACGTGACCGTGTTCTCGCCGCACTTCACGCACGACCCCGAGGACAACGAGAAGGAACTGTGTGCCCGGCATGGCCTGTGCGACTTCAAGCATGGCAAGATGCCCTTTGCCAGCAGCGCGGCGGAATGGTGGTGCCGCAGCCTGACCGCGAGCCGCGGCGTGCCGGAACGGGCGTTCCCGCAGCAACGCAGCATCAAGGTGCAGCAGGATTCGCTCATTGACCGGACCTCGCTCACCACCCTGCCCCCGCGGTTGGTGCCGTCGCGCATGATGGACGAACAGGATGTGTTCGGCCCGGCGGCGCGCATCCCGACACTGCGGGGCGAGGAACCGCGGTTCATGGAATTGCCCGGCCACGATGGCGTGGCGGAAAGCATCATCCGGCTGGAGCTGGAGATCGCCGACCAGCGGTTCGGCCGCATGACACCCACCGCGGCGCCGGCCCGGGTGCAGATGAAACAGCAGCGCATGGTGTCGAACTTCCTGAGCCTGTGGAACGAGGTGTTCCAGCAGATGTGGGCGCTCATGCAGCAATACACGACGCCGACCGAATGGGAAGGCGTGACCGGCACACCCAAGCCCGAGCTGGCGGGCGCGGTCATCGCGGGCGAGACGGGGATCATTCTTCAGACCGACGTGCGCGACCAGGACATGGAATTCAGCATCAAGAAGCTCCAGGCCATCTCGCAGTTCGTGGTGCCCGAGGACGCCGCCGGCGTCATCGACAAGACGCAACTGGTGCGGATGAAGCTGATGGCGGTGGACCCGTTGCTGGCGCAATCGCTGCTGGTGAGCGACGCCAGCGCCAGCGCCAAGTTGCAGGAACAGGTGAACGCGGACATCGCCGCCATGTTCCTCGGCAATCCGCCGCGACTCGTCGAGAACGACCCGACGGCGCCCGCGCAGCTTGGGTTTGCCCAACAGATCGTCGGCGCGAATCCGTTCTACCAGAAAGAGCTGGTGGGCAATCCCGAGGGCCGGTTTGCCATGGCCATGCAGAACTGGGCGCAGAACCGGCAGCAGAGCGCCGTGCAGCAGCAGAACAAGGTGGTCGGCCGCCTGGGCGTGCAACCGATGGAGGGCGGACAATGACCCTCGAGCAGGCGCAGAAGGTCCTGCGGTCCCTGCCGCCGGGCGACCAGACCTTGCCAGCGGTGCTGATGCTGATCCGGGCGCGGCGGGCGGAGGCGTTGCTGCGGCACAAGCTGCCGCCGAGCAAATTGCCGAGCGGCGACCGCGAGTTTGAGTCCGGCGCGTTCACGGCGCTGGATGATTTGGGCGAGGAGCTGCAACGGCTCCAGGGCGAGCCCACCCCACCGCCTCGGTAACTTCGGGTGGCGAAGGGTGGCGAAGGGTGGCGAAGACCGGCACCCCATTGGCCGCGGCGCCCGACCGTGCTTTATGCGCAGTGGGCCGGGTGAAACCGGCTCAAGCGCGGTCTGGCGGCCCCGCTTCATTCCGGCACCCGCCGGTTGAGTGACCGGCGGGTGTCATTACACCCGGAATGCCTCACGCCTGAATTCTGCGGTCCTGTCGCCGCAGCCAACAAAATGACTGAACCGAACGGGGCCACCGCCCCCGGCGCCCGCGAGGCGTCAACGCCGGTGACCGGAGCGCAACTTGCGCCCACGCAGCCATCCGAACAGCAAGTCGAGGCCAGCCTCATCGCGGACATCGACCGCCTGTTTGGAGACCCCGCCGCGGTAAGTGCCGCGGAGGAAACCACGACCGATCTTTCAAATCAGGCAGGCGGGGCGGAAGCCCACGAAGCGCCTGCTCAAACTGACTCAGGGACGGACACGGACCCGGAAGCCAACGCGGGAGACGCGGAGACGGGAGACGCGGAGACGGAAGCGGAGCCCGGAGCCGAGGAGACACCGCAGACGGTGCCTTACCGCCGGCTGGCCAAGGAGATTGCGAAGCGCAAGGCGCTGGAGGAACGGCTGGAGGCCCTGGAAGCCAAGGCGCAAGCCAAGGAACCGGACGCCCAACCCGCCGCACCGCCAGAGGACCCCGAGCTGAAACCGCACCGCGAACGCGCCACCAAGGCGGACGCGGAACTGAAGGCGGCCCGCGACCTCAAGGCCCTGCTGAAGACCAACCCGGACGCCGTGGCGGAACAAATCCGCAAGGTGGACCCCCGGGTGGGGGCCGACGAGGAAAGCCTGCGGGAATGGCTCAACGACTACGCCGACGACCAGCGCGACAAGCTGGCGGAAGCGAAGGCGACGCTGACGGCGGCCGAACAGGCCGCAGCCCAACGGCGGCAGCAGATGGAAACCACGGCGCGGGCGGAAGCCCAGCAGCAGGTGGAGACCGTCGCGCCGTGGGTGCAGACCAGCGCCGAGGTGTTGAACCAGCTCCGCGAGGCCGCGGCCGACGAGGACACCGCCACGGTGGCCCAGTTGCGCCGGAAGCTCGATCCCCGGTGGAACCGGTTCGCGCAATACATGGGCACGCCCGAGATCAAGCGGCATCCGCTCGGCCTCAAGGTGGCCGTGGCGCTCGCCGAACTCGATCACCGGCTGGAACTCAGCCGCAAGCCCGCCGCGTCCGCATCCGCCAAGCCCGCCGCCGTAAGGCCGGGCGCGACCGCCCCCAAGGCGGCCCCGCGCACGACCGGCCAGCCGGCGACCCGACAGGCGATTGCCCTGAAGCAGTTTGAGCAGGAGCCCAGTGAGAAAGCCCTGCTTGCGGCGCTGGACTACTAGCCCGGCGCACGACCGAGACACATCACATGCCACAACTACTCGCCACCCAAGTTGGCGGAAATACCACCAGCACGACCGGCGACCGCCGGGCGCTGCTCGACAAGGTGCTGATCCTCGACGGCAAGGAAACGCCGTTCGTCAGCACCGTGAAGAAGACCGGGATCGGCACCCCTTCGTCCCTCGTGGACGAATGGCCGTTCGACCTGGAGGAACCCGTGCAGGACCTTGCCACGATTGACGGCGACCCCGCCGGCACCGCGGAGAACGCGCAGAGCGACTACACCGTGGTCGCCGGCCGGCTCCAGTTCAACCGGACCGTCAAGGGCGTGAGCCCGCTGGCGGAGATCCAGAACCAAGCCGGCATCAAGTCCAAGAAGGCGTATGCGCGCATGAAGGCGCTGCGCCAGCTCAACTACTGCCTTGAAGCCCTCTATCTGTCCGAACAGGACGTGCAGGTGGGCACCGCGGTGTTGCCCAACAAGCTGCGCGGCGTCGGCGGCTGGCTCGCCACGAGCATCGCCACCAGCGGTTACTCCGTGGGCGCGGACCTGTTGCCCAACAGCTCGCAGATCCTGACCACGGCCACGTCCAGCACCACGGCGGACACGCTGAACGGGGCGATGGGCGCGACGTGGGAACGGGGCGGCGTGAAGCTGGGCGAATCCTACATGGGCCTGTGCGGCCGGCTGTTCAAGCAGCAGATCAGCACGCTCACCGGGTTTGCCAGCGGCACCAACGCCTACCGCACCACCAACAGCTACAACGCGGACCTCGCGGCCCGCGTGCTGTGGCAGACCATCGACACCTTCCAGGGTGACTGGGGCAAGCTGGAGCTGGTCCCGAGCCTGTTCCTCGCCCACACGGCGCTGGGCGGCACGGCGGCCAAGATGAGCCGCTTCTGCTACGGCCTGAAGATGAGCACCTGGGAAGCCCTCGACGGCAACATCGAGAGCGAGAAGGAACTCGCCTACGACGGCAGCGGCTGGAGCGCCGAATTCAAGAACCTGGTGGGCCTGCGCTGCCTGCATCCGAAGGCGAACTTCGCGATCAAGGCGACCTCGTAATCACCGGCAACACTAACCTGAACCGAGGACAATCACATGCCCACTATTCTGCCCCTGAGCACCATTGAAGCCCGGCTGGCGCTGAATGCCACGCACGTCATCAAGGTGCCTTACACCGACCTGACCGCCACGGCGTCCACGGCCGGAACCTTCGACCTGATCGCCGCGCTGCCGGCCAACACGGCGTTCCGTTATGTCGGCCATGTCCTGCTCGCCGACTTCGACGGCCCATCCATCACCGAGCTGGTGGTCAAGGTTGGTTACAACCTGTCCAGCGGCACCGATGACGATGACGCCTTCCAGGCGGACACCAGCATCTGCGGCGCCGCCACGGAAATTGACGCCACCCCGGTGGAAATCACCGACGTGGCCACCGACACGGTGGACGGCACCTACGGAGCGGAGGAATCCACCGTGATTGCGTCGCTGCGCACCAAGCTGAACAGCGTGCTCAAGCTCCAGCCCGTCTGCCATAACGTGGCGTGGGATCTGGAAGCCGTGTTCACCGCCACCGGCGCCAACCTGTCCGTGCTGACCTCGGGCGAAGTCTGGTTCCTGGTGGCCATCGCCAACCTCGACCAGTTGGAGAAAGCCAACCGGTAAGTTGCCGCAACTCTCACGGGGCGGCCGGTTCGCCGGCCGCCCCTTACTGAAACCAGAAATGAACAGCGAAGCCGCGAAGGACGCAAAGGGCCGACGGAGCAATCTGGAAAGCTGGAAAGCAGGAAAGAACCTGTCCGCTTCCCTGCTTCGCGCCTTCGCGCCTTCGCTGTTCACCCCCGCCCCATGACCGCGCTCGAAGCCCTGACCGAGAACCTGTCCGCCGAGGAGCTGAAGGAGATGCACGAACTCCTGGCCGACGAGGCAATGACGCAGGCGCTCGACGCCGAGCGGCGCATGCTGGCCATCGGCCGCATGAATCACGACGGCGGCACCCCCTTGCCCGGCCTGGGCGAAATCACCCACCGCATGGACCCGTTCCACTACTGGGCACAGGTGGGCATGCAACGCGCCAACCCGCTCGATCCCGAGTTCAAGCCGTGGCTGCTCAAGCGGCCCGAAAGCGAATACGCCCGGGTGAACCAACGCCCGGCCAAACTCACCCTTGCCGTCGGTTCCGTGACCGATGGCGCCGCCAAACGGTTTCACAAGTCCTACGCATGAACCAGCCCCCCAATTTCGACCTGAGCAACCTGCGGCCTTCCGGGACCGACGAGGCCCTAGCCGTCGCGACCAGTTCGGTGTCGCTGACCGCCAACTTTACCTGCACCCACGTGTTGCTGACCAACGGGGCCCAACCCGTGCGGGCAGTCTTCGACGGTGCGGGCACGCCGACCGCCAGCGAGGGGCATTACCTTGCCGCCGGCTGGTCCGCCATCGTGCCGCTGTCCGTGGCCAAGGCCGCCAAGTTCATCCGGCAGGGCGCCACCAGCAGCGACATCCACGCCACGCCCTTGGTTCGCTAAACCGCCATGCCCTCCCAGGCTTACTACGCCGGCGACTTCTGGGAATGCGTGAGCGACACGACCGCCGCGCAATCGCCGGACACCCATCCGGCCAAGTGGAATCGGCTCGCCCTGCCCGAGGAATGGCTGCCCTACCTGGAGGAGGAAGCGGTCGCCTACGCCATGCAGGCCCTCGGCCGGTCGCTGGTCGAACAGGTGCTGCCGCAACGCCGCGTGGCTGATGCCGCGCTGAACTTGCTGGCGCTCAACTATCACCGGGAGAACGGCAACGGCCAACCCATCCAAGTGTTCACGCGATGAGGACCGCCCCCTACTCCGATCTTCAGGCCAGCATCGCCCGGCTGCTGGGACTCGATCCCGACAACCTCGATGCCAGCGAGTTTGCCCTGATCCGCGACGGCGTGAACCGCGGCCTGGCCAACATCGCCCGGCGCGTGGGTGCGCTCGGCTTCCAGCGGTGCGAGGAACGCTGGTTCCGCGACCATTACGTGGACGGCACCGCCTACGCCGCGGGCGCCGAGGTGTTCTACCCGCCCACGCAGACCTACTACCAGGCCCTGCGGGCGACCACCGGCAACGAGCCGGCCACCGAAAGCGGCGGGGTGTGGACCGAGAACAGCGCCTATTGGGCCGCCTGCGCCCGGGCCTATTCCGCCGCCGATTACAGCGCCACCACGGCCTACGTGGCGGGCGACCTCGCCTACTACCCGGAGACCGGCCGGTTCTACCAATGCCACACGGCCAGCACGGGCAACCTGCCGAGCAGCACCAGTTACTGGGGCGTGCTCGCGGCGTTCGATCCCTACGTGTCGCCGATCCAGACCGGCTTCACCAGCATCGGCCGGGTGATGGGCGTGTTCGCCGAGAATCCCCGGGCCTTCGCCGGGGCGCCGCATGTGCCATGGCGCCGGAGCGAGGTGGGCGTGCAGGTTTACACCGAACAGCCCAGCGTGTGGATCGAGTTCCAGGTGCGGCCACACCGGTTCAACGGCGTGGCGTGGAGCAACACGGCCACCTACACCGCCGTGGACGACGAGGCGGCCAGCAGCAGCACCGCGAGCAGCGGCCCGCGGATCTACACCGGCACCGGCTCGCCCGAGGGCGTGGTCACCGCCGTGGTCGGTAGCATCTACGTGCAGCAGGTCTCCAGCACCGCCACCCAAACGTGGGTCAAGGCCACCGGCACCGGCAACACGGGGTGGGTCGGATGAACATTATGAGAACACTGTGGGCCATCATCCTGGCACTGTGGTTTGGGTTTGCCGCTGCCGCGCAGCAGCAGGTGAACAACTTCCGCGTGCTGACCAATCTCTACGTCGGAAACGCGATCACGGGCGTCACGCTCAACGGCTACAACATCGACGCCATCGCGACCAACAGTGCGGCCAACAAGCTGAACATCACCAACGGCGCCGCCGTGAACCTCACGGGGTCGCTGACGAATGCGACCGTGCGCGGCTCACTGACTTACGACCTGGCAGACGAATCCGTGCTGTCATTCGGCAATGACTACGGTGCCGCGCTGGATGTCGGGCTCGCGTCCACGTCCGTTCGCGCCCGGTTGCGGACCGTTCCAACCATCGCCGACCTCGTGGCCGCCGATCCGACCACTTCGGATGTGTTCAGCTATGTGGAAGTCCTTGGTTACACGTCTGCCGGCGACGGTGGTGGCGGAAATGTTCGCCGCGTGCTGACCAGTTCTGGAAGCACTAACCGTGGCACCTTCCTTGCGTCTACAAGCAATCCAATTTACGCATGGCAGCGGCTTCCTGACGCGCTCGGAGTCACCCCACAAATGTTCGGCGCAATGGGTGACGGCACGAATGACGACACGACGGCCATTCAAGCAGCGTGGGACGCCCGCGATGGGCAACCTCTCTATATTCCGGCCGGGCGCTACAAGGTCACCGGCACGCTCTGGCTGACCAACTCAACCAGCGACCGGTCTTTCATCATCACGGGCGCCGGGCCAAGCGACAACAGCGGCGCGGAAATCTTCTCCACGTCCACCAACGCGCCCATCGTCGTGGTGGCCGGCGGCGGTGGCCGCGTCTCCGGCCTGCTCATCCGTTACGACGGGGCGAGCCTGCCCACGAACACCAACTGCGTCGCGCTGAAGCAGTTGACCGTTTACAACACGACGTTTTCCGACATCAGCCTGAAGAATGCTTGGATTCCGATTCAAGCCGCAGAGGGTTACAGCCACTATTCTAACCAGTATTTCAACGTGGACGTGTATGGCTACTCCGGCACCGGCTGGGACATGCGCGGGAGCGGCACACAAAACTTCATGTTCGGCTGCGACATCCGGAACACTCCCCAATACCCGAACAACACCGCCACGGGCACGCCGTCGAACACCGGAACGAACGTCACGATAAGCGGAATTTCGGCCGCGTTTATGACCAACCTGATTGTCGGCAACCTGGTCATCGTGAGCGGCCTCAGTCCAAGCGAGTTCAACGGTATTCACACCGTCACGGCGACCAACGCGACCGGCCTCAGCTACGTGTTGTCCGCCGCGCCGTCCGGCTCGGTGAGCGGCACCGCCTCGCTGGAAGCCTACATCGGCACCGCGGCGCTCTACGGCATTTATCAAGCCGGCGGCAATCGGTCGCAGTGGTATGGCCTGAATGTCGAATACACCAAGTGTTACGCTGCGGTCTACTCCGACGGAACCATGGGCATCAACGGCCTGTCGCTGGAAGGTTTTACAGGCGTGGAAACTTCTGGTTATGTGATTTGGTTGGGCCAAGGCGGCGACGTGGACAACATGGATTTCTTCAACTGCACGTTTCCGACGAATTCGACTTATCGGCTGTTTGGGTGCAACGTCAACTCCACCATCAACGCTGGCACCGTGAAGACTCGTGACCTGTGGTATGCGGGCACCACGTTGAATTGGGTTGCCGGCGGCGGGAAGCTGACGTTCGGCGGCCAGCATTACGAGGATGCGAGCGCCCGTTGGAACCGGACGTCGGCCCTGTCTACGCCGTATCCGAACTCGCGCCTGCTGCGACCCGCCAGTGCGTCCGCGGAGAACATCGAGTTCTCGATTGGCGGCACACTAGATCGGCGCGTCATCATCACGGGGACGAGCATTTACGCCCGCGACAATGCCACCGGGCTGACCGAGAAGGCGCTGACGCTGCAAGCCGCCAACACTTCGGCATCGCTCGGCATCTTCACCGCCGGCTCAACCAACGATGCGGTTTTGTTCAACCCCGGAACGGGCAATCGCCGGATCACTTTTAATGGCCACACGATCACGGCTTCGACCAACAGCACCGCAACGACCGGCGGGACGCTGAACCTGGTTGCCGGAACCGTGAAGGCGACCGGGACATTTGAGACGACCGCGGGCATCGAACTCAGCCACGCCTCTGACACCACGCTTTCGCGGTTGAGTGCTGGGCAGTTAGCCGTTGAAGGCGTCCAAGTCGCGCTCAAGCCCACGACCGAGACGCTCACCTATTCAACCACGAACGTCACGATCACAGCGGGCAAAGGACCGATGCAACGCAGCCTGTTGACGGTCACGAACAACTTCCAGTTGCTCTGGTCGGGCCTCACGGACAATGACGGCGGCGTGGTGCATCTGATTCCCGCCACCACCAACGTCACGGTGCTTGTCAGTTCACCCGGCCGCGCCGCGGGCAGCTCCGCCGCGACGGCGACCGGCTCAACCACACTCACGATCACCGGCGCCACGAACGGCTGGGCCGAACTCGCGTGGAGCGTCGTGTCGGTCGGTGGAACCAACCGCGTGTCGGTCAACCTGGGAGCCTACTGAGATGAAAGCTGTTTCCATCGAACTGATCTATACGAAGCTGCGCGCCATTGGCGTGCGCGACATCGTGCTCATGGATTCGGCATATGCCGCGCCGTCGCGGGAATGGCTTGTTGAGTTCGGGAGCTATCTCGCTGGCAAGAAACTGGAGTTTATCCCGGAAACATTCGACTGCGAGCAGTTTGCCCGCTGGGCCGCGCACGAAGCGGACCTGGCCTTGGTCAAGGCCGGCTTGCGCGATGCCGGCCACACTTTTGGCGAAGCGTCCTGTTTGCAGGATCGCTCCGCGCATGTTCTCAACCTCTGCCTGTGCTCCGATGAAATACTCTATGCGTTTGAACCCCAGACGGGCTTGGTCACTCCTGCTGATGGTTTTGCTGTGTGGACTCGCGTGCGGATGTAAGACACCGCCCACGTATAACCCACCCGCCATGCGATGAAAACGCTCCTCCTTTCCCTCCTGCTCGCGCTCCGCTGCTACGCGCCGACGCCGCTGTTCTTCGCGCAGAACGGGGCGAGCGCGGCGGCATTCAGCCCGGCCGACGTTTCCGGGCTCACGATCTGGCTGGTTGCCGATGACATTTCCGGGGCCGATGGCGACACGGTGCAAACATGGTCAGCGCGCACCCCGACCACGATTAACGCGACGCAAGCCACGCTCGCTTCGCGCCCCACGCTTCAGACCGGCGAAGTCAATGGGCACAATGCAGTGCTCGCGGACGGCGTAAACGACCTGATGACCCTTTCCGCGTCCGTATCCTCAACGGCCAGTTGGACCGTGTTCTCGGTGCAGAAACGCTCGGCCAGCGGGTCGCTGGGCTACGCGCTGGCAACGGCGTCAATCACTCCCCCCTACAGCCCGATCGAATACGGCTCACTCTCTCGGCTTTATGTCGCATCGAGGACAGACCAGAAATACGCCACAATCCCAAGCCATGCGTGGCACGTGCTCACCGGCCAGGATGCGTCGGGAACGCTCAATGCGTGGGTGGATGGAACGGCTCAAACCCTGACCGCGGCCTCCGCCACCGGCACAACTGACTTTGACCGGCTGTTTGCGCGGTCAAACTTTGAGTTTTCAGCCGTCTATGTGGCCGAGCTGATCTTCTACAACCGAACACTGACCACGACGGAGCGGCAGAACGTGGAGGCTTACCTACGGTCAGCTGAGAAATATGGGACCCCTGCGCCATGAGAATCATCCTTGCCATCCTGCTCGCAATACTCCCGCTCGCGCTGTTGGCGCAAACCTCCACGGTCATCATCGTTCCCGCGCACCTCCGCGACGCGGCCAACGCGGTGGCCAAGGCAGAGTTCGATCCGCTTGGCGGCGAGTTCACGTTCACCGCGGCGCTGGTCACGCCACCCGCAACCAACGTGACGCACTTCTGGTGCGCGACGCCGTTCTCCGCAACCAATCGCGCCAAGCTCAACGTGTTGGCCAACACGCCGCCGTTTGCCGGCGTGACGCTGGTGCTGGACTACGACCTCACCAACGGCGCCGCACCCTTCGAGTTCCTCGCCACCCACGGCCTCGCGACTTACTCGCCCACAATGTTTACACAACCATGAAATGGCACCCATCAGCCAGGGCGACGTATGGAAACGCCTGAACGCAATGGCCGACCGACTCACCCATCTGGAGCCGGTAGTAGACGCGCTGCGGGAACAAGCCAACCGCACCGAGGCGCGCTTGGATGATTTTGAGAAGGAAGCCCGGGGCCGCTGGGAGGCACACAACAACCAAATGCACACTCTGAAGACCGACATCACCGCCGAACTGCACAACCTCAAGTCCGAGCAACGCGTCCACGTCGCGGTCGTGGGTCTGGTCATCGGCATTCTCAGCTTCCTCGGCATCACCATCGGCGGCTGGGTCATCAAATCCTCCCTCGATTCCGTGCGTGCTAGCATCAACACCCAACAACGATGAACGAAGAAACGCTCATTGCCGGCCTGCTTGATACCTATTCCGCCAAACACGGCTGGCTCGCCGCCGCGCTGACGTGGATCGGCACCGCCCGCGTCGCCTTCAAGCTGGTTTCCGGCAAGCTGGAGGAAGCCATCGCGGCCTTCGTGGAATTCAGCGTCTCGACCAAGGACGCCGATGCCGTGGACCGCATTAACGCCCTGTTCGCCAGCCGCACCTATCGCCTGCTTGCTTTCCTCGCCGACTACATCGCCAGCGTGAAACTCCCGCTCCAAGCCCGGACCGGCCAAACGGTGAACATTCCAAAACCATGAAGACCCCAAAAACCGACATCTACGGCCGCCCGATTCCGTGGCACGACAAAGTGGAATGGTGGATTGAGGACCATCTGGGCAAGATACTCCTTTGCCTCATGCTGCTTGGCATAGGCTGTTTCTTTGCCGGATGCGCTTCCACCAAAGCCAACAGCCAAAAGACCCTCGCCGGCATCCAATACGGGGCCGACGCCGCCATGAAGCTGTGGGCCGGCTACGTGGTGCGCGAACAGAAGCGCGCCGATGCCTTGCCCGATGGCCAGCGCGAAGCCGCCCACGCGAAGCTCCTCGAACGCCGGCTCCAAGTGGACGATGCGCGGCGGAAGTTCTCCGCCGCATGGGCCACCGCCTTCGCCGCCGCCCGCTACGACACGCAGCAACCGGCCGCCGGCCAGGTGCTGGCCCTGCTCACTGACCTCGAAACCACCGTCAACGCCTTTGCCAAATGAGTGCCGCCATCGCCATACCGCTCGCCCTTGAAGCCGCCAAGGCTCTCGCCCCTTACGCTCTCGACGTGCTCCGGCTGCTGAAGCAACGCGGCGAACTCACGCCCGAGCAGATCGCCGAGCTGCAAGCCCTCAACGCCAAGAGCGAAGCCGACTACGTCCGCGAGGCCGGCGGGAGGGAGTGAATGAACAGCGAAGGCGCAAAGACGCGAAGATTGAACACGGTTTCCCTGTCTTCGCGCCTTCGCGCCTTCGCTGTTTACCCGTGCCCCTACTGTTTCAAACCGATTTGATATGACCCTCGAAGGAGATCGCGGCTGGGTGGGCGTGGACATGCGCCGGGACCCGGGACAACTGGAGCCGGGGCTGGCCGCGCTCGGCATCAACCTGCGGTTCCGTGATGGCCGCGCCGCGCCGCGCAAGGGCGTGCGCCTGCTGTCGTGGGGCGCCCGCAGCGAGGCGGGTTATGGGCCGGGCGACATCCTGCCCTACGGCAACGTGGCCGGCGCCGGCGTGTTCAATGACCCCATCGGCGGCGGGGTGTGGCTGATCATCGCCACGACCAGCGGCGTTTACAAGACGCGGCCGGGCACCACGGGCTCGCCGATGCCCCTGCCCTCCGGCACGGTCATTCCCGAGCGGGTGCAGATCCTCCAGACTTTCTCCGGGCTGGTAATGCTACGGGGCGAGGATTACGACCCGATTTACTGCGACGACCTGGACGAGGGGTGGAAGACGCTCCCGGTGCCCACGGGCGGCACGCGGGCCCTGCCGGCGTCGGACAACGGCATCTATTTCGCCAACCGCCTGTTCGTGATCGACCGCAGCGGCGTGTCGGCCAGTTACCGTGACCTGGTGTTTGTGTCGGACTTCGGCTCGACGCTCGACACGCTGAAGGGCGACGCGATTTACAACGCCTTCCGCATCAACCAGGGCAGCCGCGATTCGCTGGTGGCGCTCTACAAGTTCAACGAGACGACCCTGCTGGCGTTCAAGGAGGACTCGGTTTACGCGGTGTCGAACATCTACGGGACCAACGCGGACATCAGCGCCAACGCCCGGCTCGACAGCATCTCCACGGAATACGGCATCCGCTCGCCCAAGGCCGTGGTGCAGGTGGGCAATGACGTGTGGTTCCTGGCGCATCGCCGCGGGGTGTGCTCGATCCGGCAGACGGAGCAGAACAAGCTGCAGGGCGTGGACGTGCCGGTGAGCCGCGACATTGACCCGCTGATCCAACGCATCAACTGGCAAGCTTCGGGCAATGCCACCATGGCCTTCTGGGACAACAAGGTGTATGTGGCCGTGCCGCTCGACGAGGCGGACTACAACAACGCCGTGCTGGTGTATGACACGCTCACGCAGCGGTGGTGCGGGCACGACACGGCGGCGGTGGTGAAGGTGTTTGACTGGCTGAAGATTCCCTACGGCGGCGAGATCCGGCTCATCTACATTTCCGACGACGGTTACGTGTGCCTGTATGAGGACGGTTACCTTGACCAGATTCCCGGCAGCCTGGGCGCCTGGAGCAGCGCCAGCGTGGCCACGACCTTTCGCAGCCGCGGTTACGGCGCCGGCATTCCGGGGCGGAAACGGTTCGGCGAAGCGCGCTTCCGGCTGGCGACGTGGTGGCCGCAACATTCCCTGGCCGCCGTGGTCGAGGGCGTCGCCGAAGATCGGGCGCTGGTGACGAGCCAGACGCGCAGCGCCACGGCCTACGACCGGCCGCACGACGCCACGGCCTGGGACCCGACGAATGAGGGCGACGATTTCCACACGCCCTACCGGCAGGACTACGCGCTGAACGTGGGCGCCGACGGGCTGGAGCTGGCGGCCAACGGCCTGACCGGCGACCTGCACCAAGAGCTGGAGCAGGCCCGGCAGATTCACCGGCGCGGGCGCTACGTGCAGATCGAGGTGACCGGCAGCCGCGGGCGCACGGTGGTCAACGACCTGTCGGTGGAGTGCGAGGCGGACGAACGCCGCGGGCCGGCGGTGGTTTGACGGGCGGTGGAGGGAGATTTGAGTTGATAGTGGATGGGCGCGGTGGCACTGTCCGCGCATCCACTCCTGAGCCAATCTACATTGGCTCGCATGAATCTTTTGTCGCGTGTCTTCGGACGACGCAAATCGGAACGGGTGGAGTTGGGACCGCCCCTAGTTCAAGGACCTCCCCAAGCGCAACCCAGCGAAGTGGTCAACCGCCTGCTCCGCGAGCGGGACGACCTGCGCCGGCAACTGAAGCACTCGACGGCCAAGGTGGAGTTCACGCCGGGGCGGGAGTTTGTGTGTGTGCTGCCCTTCTGTGCGGCGGATGAACACCGGTTCCGGCAGTTGCTGGGGTGGATTGCCGAGCTGGGCCAAGTGCCGGCCAAGGCGGTTCTGGTAGTGCCGGGCTCGCAGGAGTTGGCCGACGAAGTGGCACACATGACTAGCGCCGCCTTTGCGACCTACGACGTTGTGTTTACGCCTTTCGACCTCCCTAGGGAAGGGTGGCCGACGGGTGCCAACTGGAGTTTCTTGGCCGCAGCCGAGCATTGCCGCTGCCACCACCGGGACTTCTGGTTCAACGAACCCGACTGCATCCCGCTCAAGCCCGGCTGGTTCGAGGCGATCCGCGCCGAGTATGCCGCGTGCGGCCGGCCCTACATGGGCTTCATCGAGCCGGCGACCAATGACTACCCGCGGCACCTGACCGGCAACGCGGCGTATCATCACAGCGTGTTCCACCATTTCCGCGCCGACCAGATGGGGACCGCGTGGGACATCGCCATGGCGGACGTGCTGACTCCGCAGGCGCACGCCACCGCGCTGTTTCACCAAGAGTTTGGCCGGCTCGATCATCCGCCCACGTTCCACACGGTGGACGACCTGCGGCGGATTCCCAAGGAGGCGGTGGTGTTCCATCGCAACAAGGACGGGAGCTTGATCCGGGTGCTCAGGGAGCAGCGGCAGATGGAACAGCGAAGGCGCGAAGGCGCGAAGGAGGAAACGAAGGCATGACCGTTCACACCTATCACGAGCCGGTGCCAGGGATGGACCGGGCGGAGATCCTGAGCCTGTGGGCGGAGTCGTGGCGGCGGCATGGCTGGGAACCGGTGGTGCATACCCGGGCCGAGGCGAGCGCGCATCCGCAGGCGGGCAGTTACGAGACGGTGATCAACGGCCTGCCGACGGTGAATCCCCGCGCCTACGAGGATGCCTGCTGGCGCCGGTGGCTGGTGGCCGCCCAAGTGGGTGGCTTCTGGTGCGACGATGATTTGGTGAACGTGGGCTTCACCGCCGAGGAAGCCCGCGACGGTATGGCGCAGCATGGCCTGCAAGCGCGGTTGCTCGCGTGGCATGACGGGGCGCATCCCAACGCCGGCCTGCTGCTGGGCACCCGCGGCCATTATCAGGAGTTTGTGGACGATGTGCTGCGGGGCGTGGACCGGGAACTGGACGTGATCAACGGCCAACTGCACACGTCCGACATGTATCTCTGGCACGAACTGTGGCGGAACGACCAGACCCACGACGTGCGCGGGGTGATGGCCTGCTACGGCGTGCCCGCGGCGATGCACGCCCGGCTGATCCATTGCAGCTACGACGCCACCACCGCCCGCGGCGTGGACCGCGTGGCCGCCATCCGGGGGTTAGTGCAACCGCAGACCCAATGAACAGCGAAGACGCGAAGGCGCGAAGGTGAATCTGGAAAACAGGAAAGCAGGAATATAGAAACTGATGAAACCGTATTACCGCATCCTCTGGGTTGATGGCACGTCCGTCCCAAAGGTGAAACACGCCACGCTTTCAAGTGCGCAGACCGAGGCCGAACGCCTGTCGCGCCAACATCCCGGCCGCCCGTTTGAGATTCTGAAGTGTGTGGGGATCTCGCAGACGACGACCACCGCCACCTTCTGGATGGACGGCGAAGCGCTCGCATCTACGCCACTCGGGTGGCCATGGCCATAGCTCCCTGCTTCGGCTTCCTGATTTCCTGCCTTCCAGATTCTCCACGCCTTCGCGTCTTCGCTGTTCACCCCTTCCCCGGCCGGTTCGCACTTGCCACGGGCGGTGACCCGGCCTAATTTATGCCCGCCAATGTAGCAGGGGCCGCCAGCTCCCGCGCCTGAATCCTCGACAGGCGCATGGCACTTACCATTTCAGTCGCCCGCGGCTACACCTTCACCTCGGAGGTGCGGTTTGACGTGGACGACCTCAACGCCGCGGCGTTGCCGACCATCACGATTGCCGGGTCCGTCGGTTCCTCGGAACTCGCGGCGAGTTCGGTCAACAGCACGCACGTCAAGCCCGGTCCCATCGCCTACGCGCTGACCACGGGCAGCGCCAATGCCTACGTGGCCGCGCCGTCCCCGGGGCTGTCGGCCCTGACCGCGGGCGCGTGGCTGATCCTCAAGCTGAACTTCACCAACACCGGGGCCGCCACCCTGAACGTGAACAGCCTGGGCGCCGTCGCGCTCAAGAAGCTGGCCGACCAGGACGTGGAAGCCGGCGACCTCCGCAGCGGGGCCATGGTCGAAGTGCGTTACGACGGCACTTACTGGCAACTGGCCGAACCCAACCTGCCGGACCGCCTGTATGGCGAGCTAAGCGGCACGGTGAACACCTACACCACCACGCTGGCCGGCATCACCATCGGCGACGTGAGCGACCTGACCGGCCGGTTGCTGGTGCTAAAGGTGGGCGCGGCCCTGACCAACACCGGCGCCAGCACGCTGAACGTGAACGGCCTGGGCGCCGTGTCCGTGCGGGCGCCCGACGGCGCCGCGGTGGCCGCGGGCGCCCTGACCGCCGGCCGGTTTGTGGCGGTGACGTTCGACGGGGCTTACTGGCAGTTGCTCAACTCGACCAGCTTCACCCTGCCCAGCGTGGGGCCCGGGGCCGGGGCGATTGCCTACCCCACGAGCATCACGCTCGATGTCAACGGCCGGGTGACCGCGGCCAGCGCGGGCAGTGCGCCGGCCAGCACGTCGGCCGCCATGGCGGTGTTCGACCCCAGCGCGGGCACGAGCACGATTGCCACGGTGAGCAGCGATGCCACGGCCGACACGGTGACGATCACCGCGCACGGCTGGAGCGACGGCCAACTCATGTGGTTCGACGCCACGACCATCGGCGGCACGACTGCCCACGTGCCCTACTACGTGGACGTGGTGGATGTCGACACGGTGAAGCTGCACACCACCAAGGCCGGGGCGATTGCCGCCAGCCTGAGCGACCTGGTGAACATCAGCAGCACCGGCGCCAGCGTGAACACGGTGCGCTACTGGACCGCCAGCCCCTTCAGCGGCACGCCGAACAACATCGACGGCATCGTGAAGAACAACAGCCTGACCCGCTACTTCGTGGACTTCACCACGGCGCTGGCCAGTGCGAACTACAACGTCGCGTCCATCGCCACCGCGTTGTCGGGCGGGCCGGCGTATCCGCATCATCCCTACTCGACCACGCCCACGACCGAGGGTTTCTGGATTGGCTTCAGCGTTCCAAGCGTGGGCGACGTGGCCAGCACCCGGGCCGCGCTGGAAGTCCGCCTGCTCGCATGAACTCCGACCTTCTCCAGTTCATCCGCGAGCACGGCACGCCCAAGCTCAAGGCGGCGCCCGAGGACACGCTGCGGCGTTACCTCACGCAGCGGCATGTCCGGTGCATCTGGTTGCCGGGACAGGCGCTCGGCATCGGCTGGTTCCAGGAGGATGGCACGCTCTACGTGGCCAACGTGATGGCCGTGGATGCCGACGCCACGGGCCTGCTGGTGCTGGAGTTCCGCCGGCAATATCCGTGGGTGGAGGAATTGCTGGCCGACCGCGTGCCGTGCTCGGAACGCAAGACGAACCTCAGCCATCCCGGCCGCCGCAAACTCTACTCCCTCGAATACGTGGAACGCCTCGCCCGGCTGTGCGGGCATCGCGCCAACCAGCCCACGGCCGACCAACTTTGTTTCGCATGACCCCTACCCACGTTTACCGCGACCGCCAAGGCGACCTGCACCTCGTGGTGCCGGAGTCCCCCCTGCCCGGCCGCGTGTGGATCTGCCGGCGCACGACCGACGGCACGACGCTTTACCTGCACGAGAGTTTGTTGGTGGCGGTTACGGACTGAACAGAAGGGAACGGAGACAACGAAGATGAAGGACTTCCTCAACCAAGAGTTTGCCGCCGGCCATGTCTGGCGACTCCGGGCACCCGCCGGCACGCGGTTCGACATGTCGCCCGACATCCAGGCCCGCGACGTGGCCGCCGAGACGGAGGCTTCGCTGGCCGCCACCGAGAAGTATTCGCCGCGACTGGGCGCCATCAACCGCCGGCAACTGGAGCAGACACTGCTGGGCTCGCCCGACGACGGCACCCGCGGCCTGCTCGACATCTACTTCGAGGACGCCAGCCCGACCGCCGCCCGGGCGGATCGAGAAGCCTCGACCGCGCAGCGCGAGCAGGACATTGCCGACGTGACGCGACTGGGGCCCGGCGCCGTGCAGGCATTCCGCGCTGCCAATCCCGAGCAGCAGGCCCTCATGCAGGCGCTCAACGCGAGCGCCCTGGAGGGCATCAGCGCCGGCCGGCAGCTTCCGCCGGGCATCCAGCGGCAGGTGGAGCAGAACCTCCGCAGCGCGCAGGCCGGGCGCGGCTTTGGCTTTGGCGCCAACGACGCCATCATGGAAGCCCTCGCCACCAGCGACGCGGGGGAACGCTACTTCCAGAACAACTTCCAGCGCGCCACGGGCATTGCCGGGCTGAACCAAGCCACGAGCGGCGACCCGTTCCAACTGGTGACCGGCCGGGCGAGCGGCGCCAATGCGGGCATGGGCCTGCTGGGCATGGGCAACCAGAACGCGCAGGGCACCACCGGCAGCATCTACGGCGGGGCCTCGAACATCCTCGACTGGAACGCCAACAGCCAGCGCGACGCCGCCGTGTCCAGCGCCAACAATTCAGCCGCGCTCGCGGGCGCCGGCATTTCCGCCGCGGGCTCAGCCCTGTGACCATGAACAACTACAACGCCACCCCGATGCCGCGGGGAATCCAGCCCGGCGCCGGCAGCATGACCAAGCCCATGTCCGAGGAGGATTGGGTGAAACGCATGGAGCGCATGCAGGAACTGGGCGTGGCCGACGACAGCCTGCTCATGCGCGGCACCGAGTTTCGCCGGGGCCTGGCCGAACGCCGGGAGCAGTTCCGCGACGACGCCCGCGATTCGGTCCGGCAGGCGCTGGGCTTCAAGGCCAAGGATTCCGCCGCGCTCGGCGCCGCGGCCAAGAGCGCCGGCAAGAGCAGCCTCCTGTCCTCGTTGTGAAACGCTTCTTCCAACGCCGCTTCGGGTGCTACGGGCTCACGCTGCCGCTGGGCCGGGGTCGCCAGTTGGAACTTTGGCTGGCGCCGCGCCATGCCTTCATTCCCCGCCATGTCCACCCGCACATCCGCAGCACGCTGATCTTCCTGGGCGGGCGCATGGCGTGGTGGCGCGACCAGCAGCCCGGCAAGCTGATGACGTGGCGCCACATCGGCCGCGCCTTCGAGGTGGCCCCGCACTGCGCCCACGCCGCGATGACGTTCGGCTGGTTCGGCCTGTTCGCCAACTTCGAGCGGTGGCTGCCCGGCGTGCCCATGACCAGCGCCGCCACGGATTTGGAACTGCGGGAAATCGGAGAGGACAATTTGGAAGGCAGGAAAGCAGGAACGGAGGATGGCAAAAGCCTTTTCGCGCCTTCGCGCCTTCGCTGTTCGTTGCTGCCATGAACGTGCCGCCACTCTTTAACCTCTACCGCCGGGCCGCGCTGAACCGGGACGATGCGTTCCTGTTCCTCATGGCCTTCCACGCGCACGCGCACCAGGTGGACGACGACATTGACGAGCCCGGCCGGCATCGCGTGAACGCCGTGGACCGCTGCATGGAGGTGGCCGTGCTCACCAACTGCGAATTCTGGCGGGCCAATCACATGGCGCTCGCCACCGTGCATGCGCTGATCGCCAGCCTTTACTCCACCAGCGTCATCGCCCCCACGGGTCCGCTGGCCAACACCCTGCGGCTGAGCGGCAACCTGATGCCGCTGGCCGTCGCCTTCCTTTGCGGCGGCTGGATCCACATGCAGGCCATCGCCGCCGACCTGTGGCCCATCGTCGCCCGTGACCAGTTGACCCCCACCGCTGCCTGACCATGCCCTACCAGCCCACCGTTACCAATCGCACCGGGGAATTCCTGTTCCGCGGCATCACCGGCGCCGCCGATTCTCTCGCCGACGCCGTGAAGCAACGCAAGCAGCAGTCGCAGAAGGCGTCGTCGCTGCGGAAGACCATCGGCATCTACAACCCCGAGCTGAAGGACGAGGTGCAGACCATGGGCCTCGCCGACCTCGAAGGCTACGTGGCCGGCATCGGCATGAAGGCGGCCAAGGACAAGCTGGCACAGGACCAGTCGAACAAGGACCGGGAATATAACCTGTCGAAGGTGTATGCCGACCTGCAACAGGGCCAGATGAACCGGGCCAACGAACGCGACGCCGCGGGGCAACGCTTTACCCAATCGCTCGCCAGCCTCATGGGCACCGGCGGCGGACCGAGCATGGACTTCGCCAACACGCTGGCCGGCGAACCGCAACCCGCCCGCGACGTGGGCCTCGCCGACATCGTGCAGGCCGCCGGCCAAAGCGGGCTCACGCTCGAACCCACATCGCTTGCGCAACTGCTCCGGGCGGAACAGATGGGGCAGCGGGGGAATGCGGGGGCCGAGCTGGCCTTCCAGGAAGATCCCGTGACCGGGGCGCGCGTCGCCACGTTTGGCAACAGCCTGATTCCCACCGGCACCAACCCGGCCAAGCAGCAGGCGCAGGCCGTGGCGGTGACCGACAGCGAGGGCAACGTGATCGGGCAGGCGATTCCCGGGCGCAACGGCATGCAGTTGGTCCGCACTCCGGCCAAGGGCGTGGATCCCAAGACGCGGGTGAATGCCATCCTCGCCCAGCTCAAGGTTGAATCCAACCTGCCCCGCCGCCAGAAACTGACGGAGGAACTGGACGGCCTGCTGAACGGCACTGCACCGGCCGCCGCCCCCACCGCGGCCGGCGCGGTCAACGACCCCCTCGGACTGTTCAACTGACCCATGAGTGACCGCCTCATTGACCGGGTGCGCGCCAAGTATCCGCAATATGCGGACGTGCCCGACGACAAGCTGACCCTCGCCATTGGCACCAAGTTCCCGGCCTACCTGGAGCGCGACGCTAAGTTCGCCGCCAACTTCGAGGCGTTCGGCCAGATGCAGGCCAACAACCAAGACACCGCCGCCCGGTCCGGGTTCTCCGGCCAGTTGGAGGGGGTGATCAACGCCGCGCACGAGGTGGGGTTTGACGCCGCCCGCGCCGTGGACCGCGAGGTGATCCAGCCGCTCACCGGGGGCACCGCCGCCGAGTGGGCCGCCGCCGTTCCCGAGGCCGCCAGCCTCATGCTGCGCCAACCGCTGCGCGAGGCCGGTAAGGTGTTCTCCACCGCCGGCAATCTGCTGGCCGAGGACGTGCGCAAGGTCACCGGCCTGACTTCCCTCGACCCCGCCGGGCCCGTCGCCCAAGGTTTGCAGGACGTGGGCCGGTCCGCTCCCGTGCTCGGCGCCAGCATGGCGTTGTCGGCCTACGGTGTGCCGCCCATGGCCGCGTTCGGCGGGCCCATGGCCGCGCAGACCTACGGCGAGACGGGTGATCCGCAGGCCGCGTTCCAGGCCGGCGTGATGGGCGCCGCGATTCCGGCCGTCGCCCAGGCGGGCAAGTCGCTGGCCGTGGGCGTGAACCGGCAACTGATCCAGCGCGGGCTCATGTCGCCCCAGGCCACGGCCACGCAGAAGGCGGTGGAAGTGCTCGGCTCGCAGGGTGCCGTGCAGGTGTTCATGGAAGGCTTGCGCCTGCCGGAATACGCGGCCCTTCCGCCGCAGGAGCGCAAGGAAGCCATCCTGCGCAACCTCGTGGCCAACACCGCCTTTCTGGCGCTCGACGTGCCGGGTTTCCGGCGGTCCCTGCCGAGCGAGACGCAGGCCAGGCTGAGCCCGGCCGAGCACGTGGCCGTGGCCCTGCGCGATGCCGCCAACCACCCCGAGGTGATCGAGGCCCTGCGCCAGAGCGCGGACGAGATTGCGCTGGCCGCCACGCGGCCCGAAGCAGGGAGCGGGGAGCAGGGAGACGGGCCGCTGTTCCGCCGCGAGGCGCCGCTGGGGGAGGTCGGGCCGGGGTTTGAGGCGCCAAAGATGGTTCGACTCTACCGCGGAGAAACCAAACCCGGGCCGCCGTCGTGGGGGCGTTCCGGTGAAATTGATCGGGCCACGTTTGAGCCGCCCGAATTCCGGGGGCGCTGGTTCACGCCCGACCCGGACGTGGCCAAGCCCTACGCCAGAGCCGCCCACGATCCCGATGGGCGGATCATTTATGTCGATGTGCCCGAGGCGGACTTGGAAGCCTACCGGGTTGTGAATGTGCCGGGGGCGCGCAAGCACAGCCTTCAGCCGCGCAGTGAATTTGTGCTGCCGCCGGAATTGGTTCGCCGGGCCCGGACGTTGCCAAAGGAACAGCCGCCCGGCCGCGCCGCGGCAGTGCCGAGGGGCGAGTTCCGAATTCCGAATGCGGAGCCGGGGCGCCCGCTCGACCCGTTTGCGACCGACCAAGGGGTGGGCGAGAACGTGCCGGCGGAAGGCATCGACGGGGTGGGCATGGGGCGGCGGGTGAAACAGCAGACGCCGGAGACATTGCCCGGCACCCGGTCGGTCGCGCAACGCATGGTCAACGCCGAGGATCGGTTCCTGGAGTTTGCCATGCAAACGGCCGGACTGACGCAAGAGCAGGCAACCACGGCGCTGGCCGAGTATCGCAAGGCCAAGGCCATCAAGTTCGACCCGGTGGGCGGTCAATTCGCCTTCACGCATGGCGGATTTGCCGAAGCTGAGGTGTTGCGCCGCGCCGCGGGTGTGGCGAGTGCTGAAGCTCCCGCTGTGCCGGCCGCGGAATCCATGACCAAGCCGGCCGAGGTGCGACCGGCAGAGCCGACTGAGCCGGCGCAGGCTCCCGCCGCGGCGGCGCCGGCCATGCAGGGCGGCATGGATAACCTGCGGTTTGTCAGTGAGGTGGTGAAGCGCGGCCGGGCTGGCAAGGGCAAGCCGCTGGTGACCGATGCCAAGGACGCCAAGGCCAAGCTGATCGGTGAGCTAGGGAAGGCGGTGGAGGCGGCGCCGACAATGCAGGACACCGACAACCCGAGGCAGAAGGTCACCATCGAGATTCCCGGGGATGGCACGTTGACCGTCTGGAACACCAAGGAACAGTTGGGCCAGTTGCTGGGCCGGGCCAAGCGGTTGGAAACGGGGGCGTCCGTTTCGGGCAAGGCGCCCGTGGCGCGGGCGGCCAAGATGGATGTGGTCCGCGTCATTGAGGATGCCCGCAAGGTATATGGCGACCGCCGGGCGGCCGACGTGTTGCAGCGGCAGGCTGAAGACATGGAGCTGGAGATCGAACCTAAACAGCGTGAGCTGTTGGCCGAGGCGGCCGTCCGATTGAGGAATAGTCTGCCGCCGGAGCCGCCTCCTGTGGCGGCGCCAGCAGAACCGCCGCCCGCACTAAATGCGCCGCCGAAGGAAGGTGTAGTTGCACAAACGGAACCTGCCCGGCCGTCCAAGCCGGTGTTGGGTGGCAAGGTGGACTTCCTGATTCCGGCTCGAATTTCAGGCAATCCGGCGGTGAAGCGGTCCGGGCAAATGGTGACGTTGCCAGCAGATCCGGCGCACCAATATGTGGTGGCGGCCGATGGCAAAACGTGGGCGGTCTACGAATACACAACCGGGCAGCGGCCGGGTGACACCTACGCCAAGACGCGAGCCGGAGCAATTGCCAAGGCTGAGGCCAACATTGAGAAGGCTGGCGGTTCAGCGAAGATGGCCGAGCTGATCGGTGGGCGGGAGCGGATCAATGAAGATACTGTCGGGGAAGCGAAAGGCGGCGCCGCCGGTTCCCCGCTCGAAGCTCAAGGACAGTTTGGCCTGCCCGCGTTGCCGGCGGGCACCGCCACGGCCGTGCCGAGCAAGCGCATGGTGGTGACCATGGAGCGGCTGGTGCCGGGCTTCACTACCGTGGCCAAGATCGAGGCCCGCCTGTCGGCCATCGTGGACGTGGCCCGCGGCATTGCCGATGCCTCGCCGATCCGCAGCGCCCGCCTGTCGAAACGGTATGCCGGCGTCTACACCACGCCGAGCCGCGTGATCCGCATGTGGGACCGGCTGAACCTGCCGACCACGGCCCACGAGGTGGCCCACGCCCTGGCCGACGCGCTTTACGCGACCACTTCGGTGGGCAAGGTGCGCGGTATTCCCCCGGCCGCCGGCCGCGAGCTGGTCGCCCTGGGCAAGGCGCTCTATGGCAAGACCCGGCCGAATGCCGGCTACGCGGGCGAAGGCTGGGCCGAGCTGGTGTCGGATTACCTGACGACCGACGACATCGCGAAGCGCGCCCCGAACGCCACGGCGTGGCTGGAGGGCACGGTGATGCCCGCCTTTCCCGAGGTGGCCGCCGCGATGCGACAGGCCCGCGCCGAGATCGACGTGTGGCGCGGCATGGGCGCCCGGGAGCGGATGCGCGCCCAGACGGGCCAAGCCGACGGCAAGCTGGCCCGGCTGCGCCAGGAGCTGGGCAAGTATGCGAGCCGCGAGGGTTTCGTGGAACAGTTTGCCCCCTACGAGGCGCTGGGCAAACGCTTCAAGGCGGTCGCCGGCCGGGCGCTGCGGGCCGACGAGGATCCATTCCAGATTGCCACCGCCCGGCGCGGGCAGGCCGGGGCCATCCTCGCCTACATGGCCGACGAGGGCATGATTGATCCCGCCGGCAATCGCACGGGCGGCCGGTCGCTGCGGGAGGCCTTGGCGCCGGTGACCAAGGGCTTGCGGGCCGACCAGGTGCTGGCCCGGAACCGGCGCGCCGCGGACTTTTGGTCTTACCTGTGGAGTCGCCGGGCCATTGAACGCTGGGGGCAGGACAAGAACCCGGGCATTTCGCTGGCCGACGCGCAATACCTGCGGCAGACGCTGGAGACGCCCGACTTCCAACTGGCCGCCAGCCGCTACTACGAATGGTGGGACGGGGTGCTGGATTACCTGGGCGCCTCATCGCCGGCCAACGCGGAGTTGGTGAAGCGCATCCGCAACGGGTCGCGGGATTACGTGCCGCTCGCCCGTGTGCTCGACGCCAACCAGTCGCGTCCCGGCGAGAATCAGGGCGTGGGCGGGGCCTTGCGGCGCATGCGGGGCAGTTCGCTGCCGGTGAAGGAGCTGGACGTGCAGACCTTGCTGGCGGCCGAGCAGGTGATTTCCCGGGCGCACCGGGACCAGGTGATGGAATCCATCTTCCACCTGGCCCAGCAGCCGGGCATGGGCGGCATGATCGAGGAGGTGCCGCGGGCGCAGGTGAAGGAGCAGGTGAACGTGGAGAAATTGCGCCAGCAACTCGAAGGCATGGGCGTGGACACCACAAACATTCCCGCCGACACCCTGTTGGAATACTACACCGGCGCGGATTCGCCCAAGGGCTCGGACCCCATCGTGGCCCGCAAGGTGAACGGGGAAACGAAGTGGTATTTCGTGCGGCCGGACCTGTTTGGCGCGCTCGAAGGCATCCAGCCGGCCCGCCTGCCGCTGGTGGCCGACCTGTTGCTCGGCGTGCCGGCGCGGACCTTCCGGCTGGGCACCACGGGCTTGCGGCCGGCCTTCTCGCTGTTCACCAATCCGGCCCGTGACCTGCAAACCTTCCTGATGCAGAGCACGGCCGGCGCCAATCCGCTCCGGCGGGTGGCCGAATACTTCGGCGCCCTGGGCGACGTGGTGAAGTCGGGCCTGACGCGCCAGCCGTCGGCGTATCGCGACCTGTTCGACCGGCTGGGTGTGATGGCCGGCCAACCGCTCGGCGGCGACGTGGGTTTCGCCCGGCGCGAGGCCAAGGGGCTGTTTCATGGCAAGGTGTTCAAGCGGGTCACGGCGCCGATTGAGACCTTGCGCGAGTTGCTGAGCTTCACCGAGGCCGTGCCGCGCATCGCGGAATTGCGGCTGCGCTCCAAGGAATTGGGCTGGTCACCGGGCCAACCGTTGACGCCCGAGCAGGCGCTGGCCCTGACCATCGCGGCCAAGCGGGTGACGACCGACTTCTCGGCCGGCGGCAGCTACGCCAAGCTGTGGTCGCAGGCCATCCCGTTCTTCAACGCCAACATCCAAGGCACCCGGGGTTTCCTGCGGACGCTTCAGGAACGGCCGGCGCAGGCGGTGCTGTATGGGTTTTCCATGTTCACGGTGCCTGCGCTCTACGCGTGGTGGCAGAACAAGGACGAGGACTGGTATCGGGCTTTGCCCTGGCGGGAGCGTTACCTGTATTGGAACGTGCCCGACGGCAACGGGAACGTGTATCAGATTCCCCGGCCGCCGGAGTGGCAGAACGCCTTCGCGGTGATCCCCGAGGCGCTGCTGGATGCCGCGCACCGGGACAATCCCGAGGCGGTCAACGCGGCTTTCGGTCACGTGTTTGCCACGGTGAACCCGTTTGACCTGCCGGTGGTGGGCAAGATCGCGTGGGAGCAGGCGCGCAATCACATGGACTTCTTCGACCGGCCCATCGTGCCGCGTGCCCAGGTGGACCTGCGGCCGGGCGAGCAGTCGGGCCCCTACACCTCGTGGCTGGCGACGACGCTCGGCCGGGCCTTCCCGGACAAGGTGAGCCCACGGCGCGTCGATCACGTCATTCGCGGCGTCGGCGGTGGGGCGGCCTCGGATACCGTGGCCGGCCTGGAGCAAATGCTGGGCTTGCGTCCCGGATCCACGCGGCAGGAACCCTCGGAGCTGCCCGTCGTGGGCAAAGCCTTCCGCCGCGGCGGCGAGTTCTCCGCGGTGAACCGGCAGATTTCGGAGCTTTACGACCTGCATTTCTACTGGCAGGCGCGGGCCCGCAACAAGGAGCTGGCGCCCCACCTGCGCGCCTTTGCCAACATGCTGGAAGGCCGGATGGAAAGCGTCCGCCTCGCCCAACGCATCGCCGAGCAGACCGAGGACCTGCGCGCCCGGCAATCGGTCTATCGCGACCTGACCAAGCTGGCCGACACGCTCCTGACCGAAGCCAAAGCCGCCAAATTCCTGCCCACGCAGCAGTGATCTGTTAACGTATCTTGCCACGTATCACGGCCGAAGGTGGCCTAGGCTCGCCCTGCGGTGCAGGCAATTACAACGCCACCGCGCCAGCCTCGAAATCAGGAGATGGGGTAACCCATCCGGGGGTTCGAATCCCTCCCCTTCCGCCATGATTTGCAAGGGGTTGCAGTGGGAAACCGTTGCAACCCTTATGCTTTCAGGGGGTGCCGGCTGATACGTTTGACCGTATCGCGGCGGGGTCGGTGTGAACTTTGGTGAACTCTGGCGGACGGTTGGTGATACGGTCGGACGTATCTTGTAGCGTATCAGCAGCGGGGGCGAAGGCGACCAGGTTGGACGCGGCGGCCGGGCGCAGGAGTTCCCAGGCGGGGGCGGTGCCGTCGGCGGGGAGCCAGTCGAGGCGGCCGGTGCCGCGGATGTCGCCGGGGTCGCCGTAGATGCGGACAACGATCTTCTCGCCGGACCGATGGCCGAGGTGGCTGGCGATGTCGCTGTCGTTCAGGCCCTGACTGCGGCGCACGCTGACGTAGTAGGCGCGGGCGGCGTGGCCGGTGCGCGGGGGCAAGCCCAGCGCGGCGCAAGCGGTGAGCAGGTCGCGGCTGAGGGTGTCGCTGTCGCACGGGCCGGTGCCGGCGTTGTTCGGGAACATCCACGGGCAGCCGGCGCCAAAGCGCTCCAGGGTGAACACGCGCCACACGTCGAGGAAGTCGCCGAGCGTCGCGTGGATCTCCACGCCGGGGTTGATGCCGTGTTTCTCCCGTTGCACGGCCAGCAGCCGGCGGCCGTTGGCGTCGGTGAATTGTTCGCCGGGGGCCCGGTGTTTCGGGCTGGGGCCCTGCGCGTTCCATTGCAGGAAGCCGTGTTCGCCGGGTCGCAATCCGGTCATCGCCGCAAACAGGAGCCGGGCGCCACTGACGATGGCGGCGGGCCGGCCGAACAGATGGCGGGCAAGCTGGTGAAGTTCCTCGTCGGTGTCGGGCTGCTTGGCGTGGCAGTGGACGATGGACTTCGAGGAGCGGAAGCGGGGGCGCTGGGCAAACGGGTTGTGGCCGAGGCGTTCGTCGGCCACGGCCCAGCGGCAGAGCTGGGCGAGGGCGTTTAGTTCGAGGTCCACGGCGCGGCTGCCCTTCCCCTGCCCCGAGCGGGCCCCGGCGGCGACCTGGGCGCAGCGGCTGGCGTGGTAGTCGCGCATGGTGCGTTGGGTGACGGCGGCGGGATCGTGGCTGCCCCACCATTTCAAGGCGGTTTCGAGGAATGGCAGGAGGGCGGCGCGGGCGGCGGGTGAACGCGGGGCGAAGGCGGCGCCGTCGCTGTCGGGGTCGAGGCCGGGCATTCCCAGTTCAAGCCAATCGGCGGACAGTTTGGCGAGGGTGAGGTTGGCCCGGTAGGCGACGCGGGCCCGGGCGCGGGCGAAGGGGTCGCGCTCCTGGCTGGTGGCGGTGAGGTGGTCGAGGGCGTTGCGGATGGCGGCCACAATGCCGTCGGGCGTCCACACGGGCGGGCCGTCGAGGGGCGACACGCGGCGCCAACTGGTGGGGGTGCGCAGATACCAGGGCGCGGCCGAATCGGGCCCGGCGCCGGGGTGTTTGCGAAGCGCTCCATCCAGCAATCCGGCGCGGTGTTTGGCGAAGGCGACCTTGAGCGGGCGCGCTTCGGGGGGCTCGGTGCGGGCGGTGATTTCCCAGCCGTGGCCGGGGTAGGCGGGAATCTTCATGGCGGGGAGAATTTGGAAGGCAGGAAATCAGGAAAGGCGGGACCGCTGAAACCGCTTGGCCAGTCGCAGGTGAATCAAGGCTTTGCGGCGGGCCTCGCGGGTGTCGGCCCAGTCGGGCAGCGGGTCGAGGCCGGCGGCCATGCGTTGCCATTCGTGCGCGTGTAGGGCGTGGGTGGCGGGATCCACGCCCATGGCGGCGGCGAGACGGGTGTGGCGGTAGAAGGTGATCATGGCAGGAGCGAGGCGGCCACGGCGGCGTCGATGGCGGGGCCGAGTTGGGGGCGGGTGGTGCCGGCGGCTTGGGCGAGGCGCTTGGCTTCGCGGCGCAGGGCGGCGGCGGTGGCGGGCAACACGTTGGTGCAGATCATCACCTTGCCGGAGGGTTTGCGGCCGGCGCCGGGGCGCGGGCCGCCGTGGGTGGTGGGGTGTTTCATGTCAGCTTGTCTTTTTGACCGACAGCGTTCCATGGAATCCGCCGTTGATCTTCGCGGCCTTGTCGCAGGCTTCCTGCTTCGTCTCGGCCTTTATGTTTTTGATCGTCATGCGGCTTCCGTCCTTTGGTGTCCTGACAATGACGGTGAATCGGTTCATTTTGTGATGGGGTTCACGGGGCCGGGATTGGCGCCGACTTCGCCCGCGGCCATCTGGCCGGGGCGCGTGTCGGGGTCAAGCGATGGCGGGCGCGGGAGTGGTGCTGTCGATTGCGCTGCGCAGATTGACAGCGATTTCGTCGGCCAGAGCGGCGTAACGCGAGCCGCTAAGCGAGCGGTGAAACGCGCTGACGATGTTGTGGCGCTGGAACGGTTGCCGCAGCCAGAGCTGGGCAAGGGCCGGATCGAGTTCGGCGATCAGTTCGCCGGCGCGGATGATGGAGGGCGTATTCATGTTGTGCGGTGGCTGGGTGTTAGTCTTCGCTGGTCAACATGATGGTGATAACGGGCGCGGCGGTGTCGCCGGGGCCGATGCGGGCCCAGAGCTTGATGATCTCGTGCTTGCCGTCGCCCTTGGCGTCCACGCTCAGCACGAACCAGACGCAATCCTCGCCGGGCCGTGCGGCTTTGGCCGCCCGCTTGAACAGATAGAGAACATCCCAGAGGCGGCCGGCGAAACTCTGCCCGCCGGGCAGACTCAGGACCTGCTCGCCGGTGCCGGTGCCGTCGTCCACCCATTCGCCGCCGGTGCTGATGGTGGCCTCGAAGGCGCCCATGGTGAGGCAGACCGGGAATTTGATGCCGGATTCCCGGAACTCGGGGGAATCGGTGACATCCACGAGCACGCCGTCGGCGATGGCTTGGGCGCGGGTGTAAACGGAGATGGCCGGGCCCCAGAATTCGTTGCGCGGGGCGGCGGGAGTGGCGAGGATTTGGCGAGACATAACTTGTGGTTCTTTCACTGGTTTTGTTCAGGCCGTCGGCGGTGTTCTAGCACTGTCGGCGGCCGTTTCGTGGGTAGGTTTAGCGCGTGGCGTCTTGAATGTCAATAGACAAATTTGGAAGGCAGGAAAGCACGAAGGGCGCCGTCACTCCATTTTGACGCGGACCGCCTGGAATTCGTCGTCGCGACCGAATGCAACAACCTTTCCGGCGCAGAGTTGAACGGTGTAGCCATCGGCAAACATGGGATGATTGGGGTTGAGTGGCGGCGCGTAGCGGCCGCTGAGCTGGTAGCGCAGCAGTTCGCAGCCGTCGTGCGCGCTGGTGCTCTTGGGCCGCCCAAGGATTTGGATGACTTCGGCCTTGCTCATGCCGGTCGAAATGTCGCTGAGCTTGCGCGAGCTGGTTACGCAGCCGAGCAGGAGGAGGGCAAACAGCGAAGGCGCGAAGGCGCGAAGGGTGGGGAGGTTCATTTGTTGTGGTTCTTGGTTTTGTAGGGCGTTTCGATTTCTTTCAGGACCATTGGCCCGCGGTCGGCCACGTCGGCCCGCGCCAGTTGCACGAGATAGGCGCTGCGAGACAGGCCGAGCTTGGCCGCCCTGGTGTCGAGCTGCGCCAGTAGCTCCTTGGGGAGCGAAATGCTGACTTGTGTTTGTTCGGCGGCGCGGACTCCGGGTGGCATGGGTGATGGATACACTGTGATTTACCGGCCGACAAGCAAAAGTGATTGACACTAATAAAGTGTGATACACTATCGCAACCGTGAAGCAGACGAAACGCTCTCCCGGAATGACGCAAATTTCGATCACGGTGCCCGTGGACCTGCTGGGCGTCGTGGATCGGCTGGTCGAGTCGGATGATACGGACCGCTCGAAGTATTTCCGCCGCCTGATGCGTCGCGACGTGAAGCGCCGGGCGCCGGCCGCGGCTCAACCTGTGACCACGGAGGCGGGAGTATGAAACGAATTTTGGGAGCGGCGCGGCGGTTAGTCGCTGCGTTCGTCGAAGGGGAGACACAAGGCCC